TTAATAGTAGAACATGAAGCTAAAATGGAGCAAAATATAACTGATAGATGGTCTGCGGATATGAATAGTGATAGTTGGTTAAGTAAAAATGTAAGACCCTTAGTATTAATTTTTTTAGTAGTTTCTACGGTTCTTATGATATTCATTGATGCTGGAACTATTAATTTTAATGTTGAAGCAAAATGGACTGATTTATTACAATTAGTATTAATAACAGTAATTGGTGCTTATTTTGGAGGAAGATCAATAGAAAAAGTAAAAAAGAAATAATAGTAAATTATTTTTTACTACAATAAATGTCAGATATAAAAAAAATAATAAGACAAGAATATATAAAATGTGCAAAAGACCCTATACATTTTATGAAAAAGTATTGTTATATTCAACACCCACAAAGAGGTAGAATTCAATTTAATTTATATCCCTTCCAAGAAAGAGTATTAGGTTTATTTAAAGAAAATCCATATTCAGTAATACTTAAATCTAGACAATTAGGTATTTCTACATTAACAGCAGGTTATTCTTTATGGATGATGTTATTTCATAAAGATAGAAATATATTATGTATAGCAACAAAACAGGATACAGCTAAAAATATGGTTACTAAGGTAAAATTTATGTATGAAAATTTACCTTCATGGCTTAAAATAGATGCAGATGAAAATAATAAATTAACATTACGACTTAATAATGGATCCCAAATAAAGGCAACATCTGCAAGTAGTGATGCTGGTAGATCAGAAGCAGTATCTCTTTTATTAATAGATGAAGCAGCTTTTATTGACAATATTGGAGAAATTTGGGCATCAGCACAACAAACTTTAGCAACAGGAGGTGGATGTATTGCTTTAAGTACACCTTATGGTACAGGTAATTGGTTTCACCAAACTTGGACAAGAGCTGAATCACAAGAAAATGAATTTTTACCAATAAAACTACCTTGGTATGTACATCCAGAAAGAAATCAAGAATGGAGAGATAGACAAGATGAATTGTTAGGTGACCCTAGAATAGCAGCTCAAGAATGTGATTGTGATTTTTCAACATCAGGTGATATTGTATTTTATTCAGAATGGATTGAATTTCTAAAAGATACTACTATAAAAGATCCTATGGAAAGAAGAGGTGTAGATCAAAATTTATGGATTTGGGAAAATGCTGACTATTCAAGAGAATATATGGTAGTAGCTGATGTAGCAAGAGGTGATGGTAAAGATTTTTCTGCGTGTCATGTAATGGATATTCAAACTAATACTCAAGTTGCTGAGTATAAAGGACAAATGCCTCCTAAAGAATTTGGTTATTTTTTAACAGGATTAGCTACAGAATTTAATAATGCTATGTTAGTGGTTGAAAATGCTAATATAGGTTGGGCTACACTAGATGCAATTAGAGAAAGGGGATATAGAAATTTATATCAATCTCCAAAATCTGACCAATTAACCGCAGAATCATATTTAAGGGTATACGAAGGTAATTCAGAAATGGTTCCTGGTTTTACAATGTCAATGAGAACAAGACCTTTATGTATTAATAAATTTAGAGAATTTGTAGGGGATAGATCAGTAACAATTCAATCAAAACGTTTATTAGAAGAAATGAAAGTATTCATATGGAAAAATGGAAGACCAGAAGCTCAATCAGGCTATAATGATGATTTAGTTATGTCATTTGGAATTGGTATGTTTTTACGTGATACTTCATTAAAATTCCAACAACAAAGTTTAGATAGTGCCCGTGCAGCATTAGGTAATGTACAAAAAACAAAAACCAACCATAGTGGTGGGTATAGTACTAACAGTATTCAAAACCCCTATAAAATGAAAATAGGAGGTAAGGATGAAGATATAAGTTGGTTACTTTAACATATTTATAAATAAAGCAAAATGGCAGATACAGGTTTATTTTCAAGATTAAAAAGATTATTCTCAACAGATGTACTAATTCGTAATGTTGGTGGTGATCAACTTAAAGTAATGGATGTTAATCAGATCCAAATGACTGGGGAGTTAGAAACTAATTCACTAATAGATAGATTTAATAGAGTTTATACAAATTCACCTAATTCGTTATATGGTCAACAACAAAACTTTAATTATCAAACATTAAGACCTTACTTATACTCAGAGTATGATGCTATGGATACTGATGCTATTGTAGCGTCTGCTTTAGATATTTTAGCAGATGAGTCTACATTAAAAAATGATATGGGTGAAGTAATGCATATTAAAAGTTCTGATGAAAACATACAACAAATTTTATATAATTTATTTTATGATGTTTTAAATATAGAATTTAATTTATGGCCTTGGATTCGTAATATGGCTAAGTATGGTGATTTTTTTCTAAAATTAGAAATAGCAGAAAAATTTGGGGTATATGGTGTTATTCCCTACACAGCATATCATATTGAAAGATTAGAAGGAGACCCAAAAAATCCAACAGAAATAAGATATAGATTTGACCCAGATGGAATATCAGGAGCGGATTCAGGTTATTTTTCTGTTCCAAATTCAGCAAACCAAGCAAATTCTATTATATTTGATAATTATGAAATGGCTCATTTTAGATTATTAACAGATATGAATTTTATGCCTTATGGTAGATCATATATAGAACCGGCTAGAAAATTATTTAAACAATATGTTTTAATGGAAGATGCTATGTTAATTCATAGAATTGTTAGAGCCCCAGAAAAAAGAATATACTATATGAATGTTGGGTCTATCCCACCAAATGAAGTAGATGCTTTTATGGAAAAAACAATTACAAAATTAAAACGTACTCCTTATATGGACGAAAAAACTGGTGAGTATAATTTAAAGTATAATATGCAAAATATGCTTGAAGATTTTTACATTCCAATTAGAGGAAATGATTCAACAACAAAAATTGATAATTTAGCAGGATTACAATGGGATGGTATTGCTGATGTTGAATATTTAAGAGATAAAATGTTTGCAGCACTTAAAGTACCTAAAGCTTTTATGGGTTATGATGAAAACACAGATGGTAAAGCTACATTAGCAGCACAAGATATTAGATTTGCTAGAACTGTAGAACGTATACAAAGAATATTTACATCAGAATTATATAAAATTGCTTTAATTCATTTATACACTCAAGGTTACAGAGATGCTGATTTAACTAATTTTGAATTATCATTAACTACTCCATCAATTATTTATGATCAAGAAAAAATAGCGTTAATGACTGAAAAAATGACATTAGCACAAGCTATGGTTGATAGTAAATTAATACCATCAGATTGGATTTATGAAAATATATTTCACTTTAGTGAAGATCAATATGATGAGTATAGAGATTTAGTTAATGAAGATACTAAACGTAACTTTAGATTAGCACAAATAGAAGCTGAAGGAAATGATCCTTTAGAAACAGGTAAATCTTATGGAACACCTCATGACTTAGCTGCTTTATATGGTAAAGGAAGAATGTACTCAGATCCATCTAATTTACCTGATGGATATGATGAAGGAACTACTGATAAAACTCCATTAGGACGACCTATAGAACAACCAACAAATAGAGATAAACAAGAAGGTAACTTTGGTAAAGATAGATTAGGTAGAAAAGGTATGAAAAAAGATTATAATGACACTCAAGGTTCTTCTTTAGCTTTGGAAAGTAATAGAATTATGGCTAAATATGAGGACATGTTAAAAGATATACCACTTAATAAAAATGTATTATTATCTGAAGATAAAGTTCAAAAGAAGTTTAAAGGTAATACAATTACTGGCGATAACAAGAAATCTTAACATATTTATAAAAAAATACATTGATGTATATAAAACATTCAAAATTTAAAAATACTGGTATCTTATTTGAATTGCTAGTAAGAAAAATAACTGCTGATACTTTAGCAGGTAATGATTCACCCTCAGTAAATATTTTAAAAAAATATTTTGTAAATACAGAATTAGGAAAAGAATATAAGTTATATGAAGTAGTATTTAAATCCAAAAACTTACCAGAATCAAAGGCAAATGTTATATTAAATACTGTATTAGAAGCATCAAAAAAACTTAATAGAAAATCTATTAAAAGAGAAAAATATAATATAGTAAAAGAATTAAGAGAACATTATAATGTTGAAGATTTATTTAAAACTACTATTTCTGACTATAAGTCTTTAGCTGCATTGTATACATTATTTGAGGTTTATAATACAACAGATATTACAAACCCTAACCAAATTGTAGATAATAAGTTAGTTTTATTAGAACATTTAACATCAAAAGAAATAAGCAAAGATAATGTTAAAAATACACTTATAAAAGAATTCAAATCTGAGGATAAAGATGTAAGACTTCTTACATATAGAGTAATATTAGAAAAGTTTAATGATAAATATTCTCATCTGTCTGATACTCAAAAATCTATACTAAGAGAATTTATAGAACATATTGATAGTACTAGTAAGTTAAAAGAATTTTATAATTTAAAGATTCAAGAAATTAAAAAAACTATATTAAATGAAATTAAATCTGTAAAAGATGATGCTACTAAAATTAAATTAATAGAAGTAAATAAGTTTATTGTTGAAATAGGTAAAAATAAAAAAATAAATAATGATAATTTAGTTGATTTGTTACAATTTTGTAATCTTATTGAAGAATTAAAAACATCACATGGGCAAGTACAAATATAAATTAAAAGAAGCACCTGAAGATAATTTACCTAAAGTTGATAAAAAGGGTAAATTTAAGGTAGGTGATTCTAAATCTGAAGATGGTGTTAAGTCTACAATTGTAGATATAGATAAAGAAACAGGAGGGATTAAGTGGGATATAGAATATTTACCTAATTTTGATAAATTATTTGATGGAGCAACAGATTTAGTTAATATATCTAAAGGTGTTTATACTAAAGCAAAATCAGATAATAAACTAAGATTAATATATGATGAAGCTCGTGTGTTAAGAAATAAAATTCGTACACATATTAGAAATGAATATCCTGAAGAATATAGAAGGATAACGATGAAAATGAATGAGGGTGACTTAGATGAAATGTCTACAACAGGAGGAGGAGCTGGAGCCGCTTCATTCACACCAGGAACAGGAGCACAATATGCTACACCATTTGCCTTTAGAAAAAAGGGACAAAAAGCAGATGATAAAGCTTATAAAGAATTAGGATATAAAGAAGTTAAAGAACTTAATATTGGTTCTATTGCAGGAACAATGGCGGCATTAGGAAA